AAGCGGCGCCGGGGGGTCACACGCATACTTTATGGAGATTTTGGCAGGGGGGGTTATCTCACACGATTTCACCCTCTCATGCAGCTATGTCACATCTATGTCACATGCCTAACTCTTTGATTTGCAATGTATAGGGGGGTACAATGTGAGAAAGTGAGCAAGGAAGACAACAAAAAAATCTCAGAGACCAAAACAAAAAACTTTTAGCCATGTCACATGCTCTATGTCACATTGCTCGTACATAATCATCATTATACTCCTTACGCTTGGACCACTGATAATCAAGGCACTAACTTCATCGCATGAGATTTATCTACCTACTCCCTGCGGTCTTGCTTGCCGGCTGTATGACTGTGCCCAAGAATGTTTACGTGCATCCAGAGAAGTACAACTGCGACCTAATTATCCCGACAATATGGGACGGCGAATACCCTGTCGACTACTTTGAGCACGAGATTGTGGTCGGGGCCACTTACTATGACTATCTGGGAATGAAGTATGAGCTGGTGAAGTCTGACCTTGAGAACGTATTTGTCTTACGGGTTCGAGTGGTGAAGCCGTAACCTTATTATGTAGCATATCGTATCATAGTCATGTGGTCAACTTACATCATGGACTTCCTGTTGCTTTTGGTGAACTATGGCAATGAGGTATCAAAAGGCAGCCCCGCTTCGGCCTTTGACTTCAACCTTAACGGGAGCATTGATATGTATGACTTTTTGGAGTTCTTGTCTCAGCAACCCCCCTTGTAATCATGGCATTCACACCCAACAACGAGTACCATCAGATTGTCAAGGCAGTGGTGTCTAGGGACTTCAAGTTCATCCACATAGACGCGGGCATAGGTGATAACGGTCTGCAACGCATTACCACCGAAACAAGTGAGGAGGACATCGCTCATGTATTCCTGTATCCCATCATTGACAAGATGGTTCGCGCAGAGTTTCGCGACCTGAGTGACACTGCTCTGACAATTAAGATTACCTGGGTGTAGTCGCTCACTTAATTACTGGTAACTTGTCCGCATGAACCTGAAGAGGAAGGCAAGACAGAAACCGTGGATGGCAAAGCGCAAGGGTCGCAATGTCAGGAGTCTGGACGATGGCACTTTGCAAACCGCCTACAAGGGCAGTGAGGCCAGCGTGGGCAATAAGCTGTACAAGACTGCGGAGTGGGAGGCTACTCGCCGCGCCGTCCTTGAGCGCGACCCGATATGTCAGTGGTGCCTTTACTGCGGAATGGTTACAGAAGCTACCGACGCCGACCACATAATCCCATCCCGATACCTTCACACTCACGCTGAGTTCTTTGACCAAGAGAACATTGTCGGTAGTTGTCGTTCGTGCAACAGCCGGAGAGCGAGCTATGAGGCCAAGGGTGTTTACTATGAAACAAAACAGGAGTGGCAGGATTTTCTCCGCCGCAAGTTTATCTCTAAACACAGCAGAGAATGAGCCTTTTACAAATTGTACCAGTGGCCTTACGTCTGGCTGACGAACAAACCTCAATCACCGATGAGCTTGGTTCTAACCCCGGACAACGAATATCATTTGCTCGCGCACCACAGGGACTTGCTAAACCTTACATTACCCTTAATATACAAGGCGCTGATTATGAGGCAACTACAACAAGTTCTGAGGCGAGTGGCGTCTACAGAATTGATTACATCATTTACGCGGACACGGCACAGAAGGCCTTGACGATTCTTGATGCGTTGAAAACTGTTGCTGCCGCGTACACTAATGTTAACTACGATGTCCGTTTGCTTGATGAAGACTACTTCGTTGATGTCGATGGTGTGCACCGAGCTACACTCGCAACTACCTGGAGGACAGGAGTTTAATGGATAAGACGTCCGCCCTTGATAAGATGAAGCTGGCGGTTCAGGAGATGAACTCTGACCCATCTCTTGACGGCATCAAAGGCCAACTTCAAGGCTCTAGCGAATTGGTTCCCATCTTCAAGCTTGATGGTGACGGAGAGCGGATGTTCACTATTGTGGTGGACTACCTCACCGACCGTGGCCTCATAGAGTCGGTGGACGTCATAACCATCACCATGCTTGCCAAGAGCCTCGCTCTTTACATCGCAGTGGCCCGCCAAGTGCATGGGCACGAGGACGTTATACAAATCTACCCTAACGGAACAAGCAACGTGAGCGGAATCTTTACGGCTCTAAGTAAGACGCAGGACCAAGTTCTGAAGCTAAGCGCGAAGCTGGGTCTAAGCCCTATGGACCGTTCTCGAATACTGGGGGCGGCAGCAAATGCTGATAGCGCCAAGGGCAAGAGCGCGGAGGGGGATGAAATTGACGAACTTACTTAATGAGTGTTGATGTCAGTTGCTTAAATAGAATGTTCTCCTACGTCGAAGGCGTGGGTGACAACTCTATTGTGGCTGGCAGATACATACAGCTTGCGTGCGAGAGGTTTGTCGCCGACTTAGAGCGCGAGGACTGGGGGTGGGAGTTTAGTCCAGTAGAGGGCGCTAGGTATGTGAACTTCATAGAGAGGGTATGCCGTCACACCCGTGGTGAGCTGGCTGGTCAGCTTATGGTTCTAGAGCCTTGGCAGGTGTTTTTCATAGGCCAAGTGTTTGGATGGGTATCAAAGGAAGACCACAAGACTCGTCGATTCAATACCGCACATCTCTTCGTAGCTAGGAAGAACGGGAAGTCTCAGCTTGCTGCGGCAATCGCTATTGCTATGGCAACCCTGGATGGTGACGGTGCTCCTCAGTTAGTCACCGCAGCCACTAAGCGCGACCAAGCTCGCGAGGTTTTTGACGAGATACAGCGCTGCGTAAAAGGCAGTCCTTCATTAAGCAAGAGATTCCAAGTCCATAGGACTGAAATCAAATGCCCCAGAAACGGTGTCATCAAGCCGCTGTCCTCGGACGCTAACACCCTTGACGGTCTCAACTTGAATTTAGCCTGTGTGGATGAATTTCACGCTATGAAGAATGCAGACCTGTACAGGGTGCTTGCCTCTTCTATGGGTAGCAGGAAATCTCCTCTAATGTTAGCGATTACCACTGCGGGCTTTGTTCCTGATGGGCCGTGCGCACACTTCATGTCTGCTGGGAAGAGCATCCTGGACGGCATAAAAGATAACGACAGGTTGCTAATCCTTCCTTACGAGATAGACGAGGGTGATTCTTGGGATGACCGCGATATTTGGTTGAAGGCCAACCCCAACCTTGATGTGAGCGTGAGCTCTCAACATCTTGAGTCACAGTACAAGAATGCCAAGCTTTACGGTAGTCGAAGCGTGACCGAGTTCATGGTTAAGCACCTTAACATATTTGTTGGTAGTGACAGCGTGTGGGTGCCTGATGATGACTGGATGAGTGAGGGAAATATGAGGTTGCCTTCAGATTTCAAAATAATTGATAACAAGACTGAGAAACCCATAGCTTATCTGGGGCTGGACCTTGCAGCAACGGATGATATCACGGCTCTTGCTGTGTGTACAGGGGGCGTTGAGGGGTGGGGTATAGACGTGCACTACTTCCTTCCCGAAAGAGCCATAGACAAGAGGCTTGACCGTGACGAGAACAGTGTGTACCTAAAGTTCAAAGAGTATGATAACGTGCATGTTACGCCCGGCAACGTAACCGACTACGGAGTGATACGTCGATTGATTAGTGGCAACTACCTTGTTGATGGTAAGGTAGAGTATGACCCCGACAACTTGATGGAGAAGTATTGTATCAAGGGTGTGGCCTACGACCGATGGAACTCACTGAATCTTATCCGCGACCTAGAGGGTGATAGCGTTCCTTGCGACCCTTTCGGGCAGGGCTTTGCGTCCATGTCATTTCCGTCCAAGGAGTTTGAAAAAGCTGCTCTTGAGGGAACGCTTGCGCATGGTGGCGACGAGGTGCTGAGGTGGATGATGGGAAATGTAAGCTTGCGCTTTGATGCTAGTGGCAACATCAAGCCAGACAAGAGTAAAAGCGGTGACAAGATTGACGGTGTTGTAGCCGCTGTAATGGCAATCGGAGAGGCTCTGACCTTCGAGGAAGATAGCGACACGGATTTCGAGTTCTTTATGGCTGTCGTTGGAGGCGTGAAATAGTATTTATCTCACTGACTGAGTGATACGTTTGTGCAAACTTTCCCCGTGAAGTCAAAGCCAAGTATATTCAGACGTATCGCAGATTCTTTCCGTGGAGGAGAGGAGCGTTCAGTATTCGTCAGCAGCAATAGTTCATTGCGACAGAATTATGTGAGGATGTACGATGATGGATACGCTTATGGTTCTGATGCCCTTGAGGTTTCAGCAGTCTATGCGTGCGTGTCAAAAATCGCAGACACGATTGCTAGTTTGGAAGCTTCTGTCGTCCGGATTGGTAAGGATGGGTCTAGGGAAACCATTGACGCTCATCCAGTTCACAAGATAATCAGTCGCGAACCCAATGAGCATATCAATGCTTACGAGTTCTGGCAGATGATTGTATCCGATGCCTGCCTTCATGGTACCGGTTACGCTTTTATCGACCGCTCTAGCAATGAGATGTACTACATCCCATCTGTTCGTATGAGTCACACCATTGACTCAAACACTGGTGAAAAGTTTTATAGTTATGACGGGGCTCCTGGTCCGGTGCCTCAGAAGGACATACTTGAGATTAACGCATTCCGTGGTCTCAACCCGACCCATCAGCAGCTTCAGAACTTCCGCACTGCAAAGTCAGTGCAAGACTTCGGCGCCAGGTTCTTCGACAACGGCGGAATGATGGGTGGAATCCTCTCTACTAAGGAGCACATGAGCCCGGAGCAAATTCGTCAGGCGCAGGAGATGTGGGAACGTGAGTACATGGGAAAGCACAATGCGCACAAGATTGCTATCTTGGGAGGAGGATTCCAATATCAACCTCTGTCGGTCTCTCTTGACCAGCTTCAATTCCTTCAGGTTAAGAAGTACACGACAGAAGAGATTGCTCGTATCTACTCTGTTCCTCCGGCCATGATTGGCTTGGAAGGCAATACAGCATATAGCAACTATGAGCAGCAAGTACTTCAGTTTCAGCAGAGTACGATTCTGCCTTGGGTTCGTAGAATTGAGCAAGAAGTTGAAAGAAAACTTTTGCGTGACGACATGGAGCTTCATTGCTCATTTAACGTCGATACCTTGCTTAGAGCAGATAGCACTTCTCGTGCTCAGTTCTATCACAACATGATTCAGGATGGAGTTATGAATATCAATGAGGTCAGGGCCAAAGAAGGCCTTGGTCCTGTTGAAGGAGGTTCTTCTCACCATATCCAACTGAACACCATCCCCCTCGACCGAATGCAGGACTATGCAGATAAGGTGACAGGTAAAGCTCCATCTCAAGATGAGTAAGACTTATGGAGGCTACCCCGATAGCGCGAAGGCAGCAGCTCGACGCGCTCTAAAGCATAAAGAGAAGAACGGAAGCAAGTGCGGGACCCCTGTGGGTTGGGAGAGAGCTAATCAGATTTCTTCTGGCGAAAAGCTTAGCATGTCCACCATCAAGCGGACCTTCTCTTTCCTTTCTCGTGCAGAGACTTACAATCAAGGCAAGTTCTTTAACGATGACGGAAAGGAGATTTGCGGTAGCGTGATGTACGCTGCCTGGGGTGGCACCACTATGCGTAGCTGGTGCAGTGGAGTCATCAACAAGGAAGAGGGTCGTGCTGCAATTACAGGCGCAGTAAAGAAGGGCTTGGCGAAGAAGGTTGAAGACCATAACGAATCGGTTGAAGCCTCTACTAAGAAAACTAATTTACGCACCCTTTCCGCTGTATTCAAGCGAGGCATAGGGGCGTACAAGACCAACCCGGGCTCTGTCCGGCCTAACGTAAAGTCACCTGAGCAATGGGCGTATGCTAGGGTGAACTCGTTCCTTTACGCCCTCAAGAACGGACGCTTTCGGAGTGGCAAACACGATACAGACTTGTTTCCCAAAGGTCATCCCCTAAGCTCAAAATAAAATCAATGGCGAAAAACGTAGAAAAGCGATTTGTTGACGCTGGTTTCGAGGTTCGTTCCGAGGATGGTGAGCCAATTACCGTAAGCGGTTACGCGGCTGTCTTTGAGGACGAGACTGTTATCGGCGGAGCATTCGCAGAGCGCGTAGCTCGCGGAGCATTTGAGGATTCTAACATGAGCAACACTGTTGCCTTGTTCAATCACGACATGAACAAGCCTTTAGCCCGAGTGGGTTACGGCTTGGAACTGACTGTGGATGAGCGTGGCTTGCGGTACAGCTTTGAGTTAGGCAATCAGAGCTACGCAAAAGACCTCGCAGAAAATATCCGTATGGGCAATGTCAGTACCAGCAGCTTTGGCTTCACAGTCGAGGATGATGACTGGGAGCGCCGCGACGATGGTATGAACTTGCGAACTATCAATAAGGTCGGACTCTTGTTCGACGTGTCACCCACAACCCAGGGGGCCTATCCTACTACTGAAGTCGGCTTACGCTCGATGGAGATGGCTCTCAAAAACGAAGAAGTTTTGGAAATCGAAAATCAAGAAGTGCGAGTTGAACTCGACGAAGAAAATACCGTAGAGGAAGTTCGGGAGAAAATGACCGACGAGGAAGAGGAGGAAGAGACCGAAGAGGAGCGTGCTCCTGGAGTGGACTCTGACTACGACGGAGTTAAAGACGAGGACGAAGAGGAAGAGGAAGAGCGTGAGCATGAAGATGGCCACGAAGAGGAAGAGGAAGAGGAAGAGGAAGAGGAAGAGCGCTCTGAGTCACATTGCAGTGACTGCGGATGCGAAGATGGATGTGTCAAAGATGAAAACCCTGAGCCGGAGGCTCGTAATTCTAATATCTCAAATTCTAATAACATGAAAGAGAAAAATCCAGCCCCGGCCATCATTCAAGGCATGGGCGACACTGAGGGAAAGTTGCAAAAGCGCTATTCCTTCGGAAAGGCTATCCAGGAAGCTGCTCAAGGAAACTTGACAGGCTTGGAGGCCGAGATGAGCCAAGAGGCTCGCAATGAGTATTCTGAGGCGAAAGTAAACGTGAACGCGGGCGGTTTCTCCGTTCCTAGCATGATGCTTCGTGCTGACGAACCAATCGGTGTTGGCGCGACGTCAGATGGAGTCAATCACATTTTTGGTGGAACCATCGGTATTCAAGACAACGGTTTCGTTTCAGCTTTCCGCCCCAACGACATCGCTACTCAGATGGGTGCTCGTACCATTGCCGGTACATCTGGAGACATCGTATTCCAGGTTCAAAATGCTGAGGTAGACGCCTCCACGCCCGCAGAAGGTGCCGCAGCAACTCTCGACAACCCAACTTTCACAGCGGTTAAATTGCAGCCAAAGCGTTACGCTTGCTATACTGCTGTATCTGAGCAGTTGATGGCTCAGTCTGCTCAGGACATGGGAGCATTCATTGCTGCTGATATCCGTAAGGCTATCGACGAGAAGTTCAATGTTGACGTCTTGGCTGTCATCGACGCTGCTGCTGACGGTGGTGGAACTATCACTGCTGACGGTTCTACTACTAACGCGACTGCTTTGGACGCTCTCCTCGGCTTGGAAGCTGACTTGATTGCTGCTGATGTGCCTCTCGAAAACATCAAGGCACTGTGCGGAGCTACCGCATACCGCGTGGCTCGTAAGGTGAGCATGGACGTAGGTTCGGGCATGATGATTGCCGACTCTCCTCTCGCTCGTCGCAACTTGTTGGGATACGATGCGATTGTGAACTCTAGCGTCACTGCCGCCAACATGTACCTTGCTGATTCTCAGAATGTTGCGGTCGCAAACTGGGGTGGTTTGAACATCATGGTGGACCCATACACTTTTGCTGAGAAGGGCGTCATTCGCCTCATCACTAATGTGTACAAGGACGTCAAGGTGTTGAACGCTACTGGCTTTGTTGGCTTGAGCAGCTTCGACTTCACTGGCTCATAAGGACTCTTAACCAAAACTGGGGCCGGGAATTGGCCTGGCCCCTTTTTTTCTAAATCTATTTCAATGGATATTAAGGTAACACGCGACACGACCAACAACTACACTCTTTTTAGCGACGGCGACGCTGTGGCTAAGACGTTGTTGCGCGACCATGTGCGTGCTATTGACGATAGTGAGGACGACCTCATTAAGATTTACCTTGATACGGCTATTGATTACATGCAGCAACTGAGCAACCGCTTGCTTGGTGTGCATCAGGTTGACGTCTACCTAGATAAAGACGAATCGAACTCTCCTGTTACAATCCATGGTATCCAGGATATCGTCTCTGTTGGCGCCCTGTACTATCTGGCTGAAGACCCCGACAACGCGACTCCCTTTGCTGTGACCTACAAAGTCATGGGCGAGGACGCTATCGACACGGGCGTGTCTTACACCTTCGGTACGGATACCGGCTTTGGAGTTGGGCAGGAATACACTATTGCGACAGATTCTCATGGATACGCTTGGACTCGCATCTACAACGTAAGCATTATCGACACCACTTATGGTGGGAGCAACGTAGATGACGTTCTCTTTACACCAGAGGCTCAAGGCTCGGATGGTGTGTATGCTTATTCAAATGTGAAGACCACCACTGGCGGCTCTCCTACGCCCTTATCAGTTTCTGCTAACGGCACGTCTGCCTCGCATGCGTTAGGCACACTACCTGCGGGCAAGTATCGCATCGTAGCTCAGCCACGCACATCTGGTTTTGCTATTACTGGCTCTCCGCTGTATCACTACTTCAATATCCATAACGGCAGAGACTTTGACAATCAGATAGTTACGGACACTTACCCTATGTACATTGACATCAGAAAGGGGGCGGACAACCTTAGCGACGGAGCTGAGTATAACCGAGACTTCTGGAAGCTCAACTTGGAAGCGGGCACTGCTCTAAATCTTCTACCAGCTCAGTATAAGCAGGCCGCCCTACTCTTAGTGGGTCACTACTACAACATGCGTGAAGCCGAGAGCATCGGCGGAATCACCACCGAAGTCAAGGAAGGTGTGCATCGTCTCATTCAAAGCGTAAGAAACTTCTGATGAAGGCAGGCTCACTCACAGAGAA